TAGAACCTGTAATAGACGCTCTAATTTTAAATAACAATATCTACGGCACTTTAGACTATAATGTGCTTAGTTACTAAGGAGTAAAAATGGCAGCAGGATTAGGATTTAAGGACTTTGCGACAGGCGAGGTATTGACCGCCGCCGATGTCGATGGCTACTTAATGCAAGGTGTCTGGGTCTTTGCCAGTGCCACTGCTAGAGATGCAGCTGTAACATCACCGCAAGAGGGAAATTTTGCATATCTTAAAGATACAAACGTAACCACTTATTATACTGGCAGTGCTTGGGCAAACCTAGATACAACAGGTATGACTAACCCAATGACAACTACTGGCGACACAATTTATTCATCAAGCGGATCGACACCAGCCAGATTAGGTATTGGCACAGCTGGTCAAGTGCTGCAAGTTAATTCAGGAGCAACTGCCCCTGAGTGGGCAACTCCTGCTGGTGGCGGTGGCTTTACTTCTCTAGCAAGTGGCAGTTTGAGTGGCACTTCAGTAGTTGTAAGTGTAACAACTACAGGCTATAAGGAATTAGTTGTTTATATGAAAGATGTTACTACTACCGCAGACTGGTTTCCTGCAATAAGACTAAATGGCGATGGTGGCACCAATTACACAAATGTTTTTCAATATATGACTTCAGCAACAGCATTAGCAACTTCGGCACAAACTAATGGCACTGAATTTTATGTGGACGGATTAGAAGCAACAGCGGCTGATAATTTCTCCGTATTTACTGTTTATGACCCAGCAAACTCTACTACTTATAAAAATTGTGTTTTTAATGTTGCTGGGCGTGGAAATGCAAATACTTTTGATGTTGCTCAAAGCGGGTATGGACAATGGAGAAATACTGCTGCAATTACTAGCGTAACTTTTGTACCATCTACAACTTATTCGACTGGAACTTATGAAATTTATGGGGTGAAATAATGTCTAAACCAATGATTAGAATTGTAGAACTTGATGGAACTGTTATTGATAGAGAATTAACAGATGCAGAACTTGCACAACATCAATTAGATATTGAAAAAGGCGAAGCAAGAAAAGCCGAAGCCCAAGCGAAAACTCAGGCTAAGGCAGTATTACTTGAACGCTTGGGTTTAACCCAAGAGGAATTCAATACCCTCACAGCATAATCTTGAGGAATTGTGCCGATGAAACCTAAACTATGTGCAGCTGGCGTGCAGTTAAGAGATCAAATTGATACGTGGTTTCCAGATAGGCGTACTGCCAGTGATGGGTGGGTGGGCGATAGCCGTCACGCCGCCAGAAAGTCGGATCATTCTCCAGACGAATTTGGGTGGGTCAGAGCAGTTGATATTGATTCTCGCTTGGGTTCACCCGAAGGGATCAGTGCTTATGTGGCTGACCAAATCAGAGTCGCTGGCAAAACCGATAAGCGTTTATCTTACGTCATCCATAACGGACACATCGCTAGCAAGATATTAAACTGGAAATGGCGCAAGTATCGTGGAGTAAATCCACACAAGCGACACATACATATTAGCTTTACAAAGTTAGGCGACAAAGACGGCAAGGCGTTTGATATACCACTACTAGGGGGAAAAATTGGCTGATTCATATAATATACAAATAGATCAAGGCGCAACTTACACTTTAGCTTTAAGCTATAAAGACAGTGCTGGAGCGCCAATTAACCTCACTAACTACACAGCTGCTATGCAGTTGAGAAAAACAGTAGGGTCAGCAACCGCTGATTTATCTTTGACATCCTCATCTGGCATTGTAATTACAGGTGCAACAGGGTTATTAAATATAACTATTACAGCCACACAGTCCAGAGATTTAGTTCCAGATATCTACGTATATGACTTAGAGATTACATCAAGTGCAGGCGTTGTTACACGCTTAATTGAAGGATCTGCAGTTGTATCAGCTGAGGTAACTCGATGAGTGATAACACCTTAACGGTCACTGAGGTTGTAAATTCTGTAACAGTTACGCCTGTCAATAACACAGTCACTATTTCAGACGTAGGTGTGCAGGGTCCAGCAGGTGCTACTGGTGCCACGGGTGCTACAGGGCCAACAGGTGCTACGGGAGCAACTGGACCAGCAGGAACAATTTCATTACCAATACCTTCTGGTTATTACATAACAACACCTTTTCAGTCTTATTCAAATGTGAATGCCACTTTGAGCAGAACTAATTACATTGCAATTTATGTACCTGCTACAACAACTTTTGACAGAATTGCAGTTACTACAGCTTCCGTTTTTTCTGGAACTGCAACAGTAAGAATGGGTATTTATGCAAACGACACAGCAACAGGAAAACCAAGCACTTTAATTCTTGACGCTGGAACAGTATCTTGCACCGCTTCAAGCACAAATTATCAAATAACAATAGATCAAACATTAACATCAGGTTTTTATTGGATAACAATGAATACACAAGCAGCGGCGGCAACAAACACATTTATTGGAAATACTGCTTCACAGGGTGCTTACAACCCACTAATGCCATATAAAACATCATTACCTACATCAAGTTTTGTAACTGGCTGGCGAGAAGAAAACATTACATCAGCATTTACAACGGCTGGCACATTATTAAACCTTGGCTCAACCCCATTAACTTATTTGAGGGCGGTCTAATGAAAACTATTACCTACGGCATCGGCGGCTATGACCCATCAAAGCCAAATAACAATATCGTTGAAGAAATCGACCTACCAGATCAGGAGACAGAATGAAGATAAGCAAGAAGCAAAAGGCGATACTAAAGTCATACGCACGTGGCGTATTGGTATCATTCTTAACATTCTTAGCAAGTAATGAATTAGGTTTAGACCCAGCGCTGTCTGTAGTAATTGCAGCACTCGCAGGGCCAGCAGCTAGGGCTTTAGATAAATCCGATATTGCCTATGGCATCGGTGCTAATGAAAAATGAGTCCTACCGAATGGGCTGGCTTTGGCGCTGGCGTTATGGCCGTGCTATCAGGCGGGCTAGTCGGGCTACGTTTCTTAGTTAAAGGCTGGCTTAATGAGTTGCGCCCAAATGGTGGCTCTAGTATGAAGGATCAATTAACACGGCTAGAGAAGCGTGTCGATGATCTCTTTATGTTAATCAGTAAGTCATAATTTTAATATGGCAACTAAACGCAAACCAAAAAAGAAGCCAGTACGTAAGCGTAGGACTACTAAAGAGCCTGTACTTACTAAACTGGATTTCTGGGCAATAGCAGCTAATGAGGTTTATATGGCGTGCCGTAAATCTGGAATGGATGAGGGCACAGCTTTAGCCTTTGCGATGGATAGGTCAAGTTATCCAGACTGGATCGTAGATACAAAAGATCCTATTAAGAATCCACTTGACGATTTCGATGAGGATGACGATTAAGCGCATAGCGTTTGTGAGTGACCTCCAAGTACCATTTTATAATGATGCAATAGTTAAATCAGTGGGTCGTTTTTTGGCTAGATGGAAACCACATCGCACAATATGTATTGGTGATGAAATTGATTTGCCACAGCTTGGCGGTTTTAATGCAAACACGATTGATGAGATGGTAGGCAACATCCATGAAGATCGACAACTAACACAAGAAGTATTAACTTACTTAGGCGTTACTGATGTAGTCGGTAGTAATCACGGCATAAGACTTTATCGATCAATAAAAAAACGTTTGCCTAGCTTCTTAAATCTGCCAGAAATGCAGTATGAGCGGTTTATGGGTTACGATAAATTAGGCATAAAATTTGCACCACAAGGCATTGACTGGGCGCCAGGCTGGATAGCGGTTCATGGCGACACTTTCCCGATATCTCAAATACCTGGACAAACGGCCTTAAATGGGGCTAGGAGGCATGGTAAGAGCGTAGTCTGTGGGCATACCCATAGATTAGGCCAAACGGCCTTTACAGAGGCATCTAAAGGGCAATTTGGGCGTACTGTATGGGGAGTAGAAGTCGGTTGTATGGTATCGTTAAGTTCAAGCGGCATGGCCTACACAAGGGGTTATGCTAATTGGCAGACAGGATTTGCGGTGGCATACGTTAAAGATCGTAAAGTGCAGATTGTTACGATACCTGTCCAGTCCGACGGCAGCTTCATTTTCGAAGGGAAAGTCTATGGGGCTTAATACAGAGTATGCCGAGCGCACCATCGACGACCATATCGATGACCTCGAAGATATTAACGTTATCTAATCGTTATAAACAAAACAGTCTAAATCATCTACAAAGTCATACACAGGTGCAACACTATGCCTGTGCCACAAAGTATGTGGTCACAGATTGGGCTACAAAATGACACTAGAACTAGCAATATATTTATTTATAGGGCTGAGTATGGCGTGGTTATTATTGGTAACACGCATTGATGATCTAAAGCAGACTCATTACTGGCGAGGCCGTAAAGATGGCTGGGATATGCACCGACGTATGATCCAAAACAAGATCAAAACCGATGAGCTATTTGACTATGACAAAAACTGAGAAGCTGCTGGCAGATGTTGTCGACCTGGTGCATACAAGGGGATCGGTCTATGGTCACCCTTACACAAACCATAAAAGGATCAGTGAACTATGGTCGGCATACCTCGACCATCCAATTACGCCTAGTCAAGTCGCATTATGTATGGCGCTCGTCAAGGTTTCTAGGCTTACTGAGTCTCCAGGCCACAGTGACTCGATCATCGACGCGCTTGCTTACATTTCGATATACCAGACAGTCCTTGATGCAGAAGCCGACATCAATTTTACCTGGGGGAATGACTAATGGCATTTAATTTAGCAGATTATGAAACAGTCGAGAGCCGACTAGAAAAATTTTGGAAGGAATATCCAGATGGAAGATTATCAACAAAGATTGAGCAGGCCACAGACACTAGATACATTATTAGTGCTCAATTATTTAAGACAGAAGCCGATGCACAGCCGTGGGCGACTGGGCTTGCTAGCGAGAGCGTGTCTGATCGGGGTGTCAATTCAACTTCTGCATTGGAGAATGCTGAGACTTCAGCGATCGGCAGAGCGCTTGCAAATGCAGGTTATGCAGCTAAGGGCAAAAGGGCTAGC